TCACCTGTAAAGTTTTCAACTCTATTTCTTTGGTAGTTACCTTCAAACGATAAAATAGAAGTTCTTAGATAATTACTAGAATAATTACTATCTCTATTTCTTGTATATGCACGAGCATAGTTTCCTTCAAAGTTCCTTGAGTAGGTTGCACCTGCGATTGCTTGTCTATCACGTGTATAGTTATCTACAAAATCACCAGTATAATTACCGATATATTGTGCTTGTCTAGTATAATTTCCAATAAAAGTATTGGTATAATTTCCTGTATATGCACTTACAACAGTAGAGGAACGAACAGACGAACCAAAATTACCAGTATATTCAAACAAACGACTGTAATTAGCAGTAAAGGTATTACCATAGTTTCCTGCATAGGCAATATCGGCAGAAGTAGTTCTGGTATAATCTTTATCAATTTCACTACTATAGTTGCCAATAAAGTTACCGAGGAAACCAGATACAGTATAAGTGCTAACTCTAGTTTTAGTATAGGTTGCAGTATAGGTACTTGTTCTTGCTACATTAGAACTTCGTGAGAATGCACTGTTTCTAGTTCTTTGATAGTCAGCAGAGTATGTTGAAGTTCTTAGTCTTGCATAAGTTGATACACGTCCTCTTGTATAGTTTGCGGACTCAATTGCTTGACGAGTATCGGTTGCAGTACCCTTTGAAGACCAAGTTCCTGATAAACCATTACTTGTAGGATTACCAGCAGCAGAACTATAAATCTTATATGACCCAACACCATTACTGGTTGACGAAATCTTGTTCTGTAAACGAGTACCAATAGAATATTTTACTTGGTCGTCAGACATTAACTGAAGACCTTGATATGTTCCTGTAGCACCACTAGAACGTTTAATAGAGAACGGTAACACCTTAGTAGGTGCAGTCATAGAAGTTCTACGATACAAATTATATGGAGTTGACGTTCCGTCTGTTCTGGTATCAGTAGTTACATTTGCTACGTCAAGAGTATATCCACCAGCTGGTGTAGACGTTGCAAGTTTATATGTGCCTGGGTAATCAGAAGTAAAGATACGTGTGTTAATTCTATCAAGCATTACACTCATATCAGAGTCATTCATTTCACGAATAACTGTTTGACCGTCACTGTCTCTAAACATTACAGGAAGACGATTATTACTTCCAGAAGGAGTAAGAGTTCCTTTAGTTTGTCTAACTGGAGTTGTGGTTGTACTAAATGTTATGGAAACATTATCACCACCTGTTCCTACTGCTTGGTCATAGGAAGTATCGGTAATATTACCGATTGTATTTTCTGTTCCGTGAACGTTAAGCGCAAGTGACCCTACATCTGAACTATCTCCAGACGCAAGGTGTAGACCTGCTTGATATGCTAGATAATTTTCTTCTGTTGAGGAGAACTGAACAAAATCGGCACTAGCACTGTCTTTTAACTTTAATGGAACAGTCATGTTCGCACTTTCTCCGATTAATTAAGTTGTGTTCCATTCTCATCAAATATTAGTGGAATGTCTGCCCTCAGTGCATTTAAAGCTGCAACAAAATTATCTCTCTCTGACCCAACAAAAGCTGCGTCTAAGTCATTCAATGAACCCAATCTTGAGTTCTGTAATGTTGTGTCCGAATCCAAAAGAAGGATATCGTCTGCAAGAGAGTTAATAGATGTTACAAGGTTTGTTCTATTTGCGATAGAACCGTCTGTATTTAAATTATCTAAATTACCTACTGCACTATCTAGTAAGTTTAAAGATGAACCAATATTACCTGTAGTAAGATTATCACCACTTATTGCAGTTCCTACTTCAGTATGTAATTCGTTAATTGCACCACGAAGGGTTGTTGCAGAAGTATTTAATGAAGCAGCACCAATTTCAGTGTCGTGTTCATTAATAGCACCTGCCAATGTTTGTGCGGTTGTAGTAAGAGTCGCACTACCAATCTCTGCGTCTAACTCATTAATAGCGTCTGCGTGTGAGTTTGCAGTTGTTGTTAATACTTGTGTAGGTTCAACTGTAGTATTGAGTGTATCAATTTCTTGTTCTAATTCAAAGATTGCACCAGATACAGTTGATGCAGTAGTACCCATTGCACCAGCAGTAATTGTTCCTAGTTCTGCATCGTGTTCATTAACAGCAGAAGTAAGATTTGATGCACTAGTTGTTAGGTTTCCAACCGTACCAATATCTGCTTCGTGTTCGTTAATTGCGTCAGCAACAGTTGTTGCAGTAGTATTGATTGCTTGTTTAGGTTCAACAAAAGCAATAAGAACGTCACGGTCACTATCTAGTTCCGCAATCGCAGTAGATACTGTAGATGCACTTGTTCCCATTGCACCTGAAGTAATAGTACCTAATTCTAAATCGTGTTCTTTTACCGCACCTGTAATAGTAGATGCAGAAGTACCCATTGCAACATTACCTTGTAATGCGTCAAGTTCATTGACCGCACCAGTTAATGTTTTTGCAGTGGTCGTTAAGTTGGTGTGAGGTCTTGCACCGATATCGGAGTCAAGTTCATTTACACCAGCAGTTAGATTCTTTGCAGTGGTTGTTAGGTTGGTATGTGGTCTCGCACCAATATCACTATCAAGTTCATTGATACCAGATACAACATCATTTGCAATAGTTGTTAGGTCTGAAGCAGCAGAACCACCACCAGAACCGTGTAAGTCTTCGTCAAGTTCATTTAGTGCAGATACGATATTATTTGCAGTAAAATCTGCAAGGTCAGTCGCAACTAAATTATTAGAAGTTCCACGAATACCTAATTCTAGTTCGTTGATAGCTGCAACGGCACTAGAGTCTTCGTTCGTATTTAAACGACCAGTTGCACCCAAGTCTAAGGACACTGTATTGGTATTGGTCACCAACGTAGTGAACGTATCTTGAATAGTTGTAATTGTCGGTTTGCTTGTTGCCATTACAGTTTCTCTACTAGTTTATTAAGGAGTTCTTTTATTTCACCGACTTCATTCTTTAATTCTTCAAACTCTCTATCTTTACTTTTCCTTTTTTTCTTTGCTTCTCGTGCTTTTCTAATTTCATCTTTATTTATATTAACAACGACACCTGAATTTGGGTCTCTTGCTAATCCAGAAGCATTTTCAACCATAATATAATCTTTCATTATACTGCCAATGCGATTGCTCTAAAGTCCTTAAATATAGGAACTAACGAAGAGTTATTAGAACGCATTACAATCTTAAATTGATATGAAGTAAATGGGTCAACATCACCACCGTCACCACCAATCAAGAATCGGTAATCACGGAATGTATTAGCAGGAGCAATAGTTTGCTCTGGTGATACTAACGTATAATCTTTATCAAATATATTCTCACCGTCTGTTGCAACTCTGTAGTATAAATCAAAGTCTGAACCAGAAGGTCTGACAGCAGAAACAATAACTTTTAAACCTACTGCGTCTTCTTCAAGAGTTCCAACAGTAGTAATATGTTTTGCAAGTGAAGAACCACCAAACGATGTTGTTTCGGCAGTAAATGTTAGTGGAACATTAAATCCACTTGCAGGTGATTGTGCTTGGTTATCAATTAAGTTTGATGTAGTAATCAATGACGCTCTTTGTGCATCAATCAGAGGAGATACGTCTGAACGAACTGTTCCCATATCAATCTTAAATGAAGTTGATTTAACCCCTGCACCAAGTTCCGCAGTTTCGTTTGCAGATTTAGCAATAAGTTTTGGAGCAGAGAAATAGTTCTCATCACCAACAGCGACTTCTGAACTATAGTCTGCGTCTTTCTGATATCTAACTTGTGACCCAGTTACAGCAGCAAGTGATTTACCTGTAGTGTATTTTACACCATAAGAAATCGTTGTGTCATCTGGAACAAGTGTAGTGAACTGAGGAATGACTTTATTAAATTGTACTTGTCTATCCGCAACCACACCATTACCACCAAATCTACCAGAGGAAGATGCACTAGAGTCTGCTTCAAATCTTAGACCAAATCCATCAATCGCAGTAATTGTTCTACTACCAAGAATACTTGTTCCTAGAATACCATTATAAGTCGTTGCGGAATCAAGTCCTTCAATCGTAATAGTATCTGATATATCATATCCGTGATTAGGGAATAACATAGTGACTGTTGCGTCACCATTTTCCATAAAGAATGGATTTGCGTCAGTAGCTTCTGCTTCAACAGGTGCATTCTCAAAGACCGCATATCCACCAGCAGTATCAAAGTTTGCTTGGAAGATTTTAAATGATAGGTCTTTAGTTTGGTCGGGCTCCCACGTTTTACCATTCTGAGATTTAAACAATGAACCCATTGATGGTTGACGAGAGATTCTCTTTTCAGTTGAACCTAATTCAAACGCATAAGTTTCAGCAACATATGCTTCATAGTCAATTGATTCTGCAAGAAGCACGATAGCGTAATCGGTATCTGGATTCAAGAAGATTGGTTCATCAAACTCAAAAGTAGTAGGAGACGCAACAACAGACGATTGTGTTTGTGATGCAGGTAGATTCACTGAACTAGGATTCAAGAATTTACTTGCATTACCAATAATGTCTGTTGCAGACGGAATACCATTGACCATAGGACGAATCTGTAATTCTACAGGTACACTTGAGTCCTTAGTTTTAAAATAAGTCTGAACTTTAGTAACAAACATACCAGAAGGTTTAGTTACGGTAAATGATTGTGCTAATGGGTCTCTGTTACGGACTCTTGTAGTCTCAGTCCATCTACGAGTTCTCTTCTGAGTAATACGAGTAGATGTAATACTTTCTTGTCTTGTATCTAATGTACCTTGTGCAACATAGTTAATTGAAGCACGAGACAATGATGATGCATCATCGTTCTTACTAATATCAAGAAGTTTAAACTCACGAGAACCAGCACGGAAACGAGTAGTTGGATTAGATGGAATAAAGAATGAACCTTCAATCTCACCATTACTATTTGTTTCTAGGTTAGTTGACCCTTGTGGGTGAGCAGTAGATTTTCTATATCTATTACCATAGTATACCGCATCACCACGAGTACTTGCGTGTCTGTTAAAAGATTCTTCACGACAGAAATCAGATACTAATGTTCCGTCAAAGAATGGGAAGTATCTTGTATTAGGTCTTAGACCTTCTGCACGGAAGAATACTTTTCTTGAACGAATAAACGGTAAGAATGTTAAGGATACTGTTCTTTCACCAACTTTCTTACGAACAGTTCTAGTACCAGTAATAATAGTTTGTGAATATGAACGTGTAGTTTGTGTTCCAGTATTAGTAATACCATTCTGATTAATACCGTCTGACGCTCTTTGTTCGTTAATACCTGCCCAGTTCCATTGAGGAACTCCGTTCCATCCATTAAGGAAAGACATTCCTTCTTCACCGATAAATCTTACAGCGTCTGGATTACGATTACCGAATCCATTAATAGGTGTCCAAGGAGTAATACTCCATTGCCACGCATTAGTAATTCCTCTACGAGCAGCAGTACCAACAGCAAGGTCACCTTCATTAAGGTCTGGAAGTTGTTCTTCTGCGGTCTGATTAATTACGTTTGCAGGTTTATATTTTGTTTGTAACCATTCGTCCGAAGCAGGAGATAAAGTAAGATTACCTTCACCTGTAATAACTGCGAATGGGTTTACATTTTCTGTTCCAGAAATTAGGGGTTGACTTATTGCAACACTTTCTGTATAATTAAGGAATACAGTATCACCTTTTAGAATTGTATTAGATGATTTAGCACTATCGTATACAAGTGCTACGTTATCGTCAAAAGTTGCAGGAGATAATAGACCTCTTGATGGGTCAATACCTGCACGATATTCTGAGTTTTCTGCATCCGAGAAACTTCTATCCTTGAAGTTATCTACAAAGAATCCAGACTTAGTTCTAGAGTTTCCAGCTGAATCTAAAATTAAAAGTGAAGATGTATCAACTTCAAGAAGACTTAAAGAAGTAACTTCTTCTAACTTATCAATCCTAGTTTCAAGGTCAGAGATATCTCTCATAGTAAATCTCTTTGCCTTGATAGGAGTAACTGCAACGTCTGAATCGTTTAGACCATATGCATTATGTTTGATTTCAAATAATGCAAGTGTGTTTTCTGGAGTAGGTGGAATCTGAGCAGCAAATCCTGCTTCACCTTGAATGTTCTTGACTTCGCCAGCAGTAGTAACAACAATCTTATCAGAACGAGGCATATAGTATTCTATATCACCTTGGAAGATATCACCATTAGTTGGAATTTCGTTATGAGCAGCACCAGAACCAGTAAATAGTCCAGCAGAGTCAACCGAAGAACGGAAGTCAATTACATCACGTAGATTTACTGAAGTACGAGGCCCCACTTGGAATGCAGGAATATTTTCGTATTCAACTTGACCAGTATAAGAGTTTACTGAGAAGTAATCACCATTACCGTGAGTAAAGTGTTTGAATCTACAGAAGATTGCACCACTAGGAGCAGTTGCACCACCGTCTAATACAAGACGTGCATTATCATAATACCCTGCTCTTTGACCGTTGTCAACAGTAAATAGATAAGAAAGGTCTGCACCATTTGAATCAGTTTGTTTAATTGAGACAACACTATATAAATCGGTTGCGTGTAGGTTAACAAACTTAGTACCAGTACCGTCTGATTCTACACCAGTATTATTATATGTTGTTTCTACCAAAGTCTTTGGACGAACAATAGGTTGTGCTTTATTGACCTTTGAATATACAGTCACCGCACTTGATGTAGGAAGACCATTAATGGTTATAGAACTTGTTCCTGAACCAGAGATTGATGGAGACGCAACAACATCACCAGACGAATCGGTTGTTACAATATATTGACTTGTGTTTACAAATGTCTCACCACTTGCAGACAATGAAAGTGTCAGTGAACCAGAACCATTAGATGTTCCTGTACGAATACGTTGAACTTCAAAGTCTACGTCAGTAATACTTCTTGGTCTAGGATTAGGAACAGGATATACTAAATTAACTTTAGTTGATTCTTTTATAACTGCTTTACTATTCTCTAAAAGTGGGTTAGCATAGTCAGCTGAACCAGTACCAAGAGATTTAACATTACGTAGTGCTTGACCAGAATTCATCTTGATATCAAACAGATAGACACGGAAGTTTGCACCGTCTTCTTCTATATAACGAACTCTTGCAGTACCAATAGTAGACCCACCATATGCGGTAGCACTACGAAGGTTGACTGTCGCATAGTCATTAATGTTTAGATTACCCTTTAGAGTATTACAAATAAAGTATTGACCATAACTAATACCTGTAACTTCGTTAGTCAAAGAAACAGTATTTCTTGGTTTTGGAATTGTTAGGGGTGTTGCTTTTTCGGTTGCACCACGATAACCGTTTACATATGCAACTCCGTCTGATACAGAAGCAATAATATTTGTTCCTGAATCACTAAAGTCTACAGTAAAGTCTTTGGCAATATAGTTACCAGACTCTTCAAAAGTTCTTTGTGCAACTAATTTATTGGGTGCATTATATTCATCAAAACCAGTTACTTGGTCAACAATATTACCGTCTACTACATCACAATAGTAAACAAAGTTTTGGTCTGAATCAACAAGGTCTTGAGTCGTGAGTATTAGTTGGATACGATATCTGTCTGCACCAGGCGAAGACAAGTTAGGTGTCGCACCTTGGTTATCATACAATGCATCCGTATCTGAGACAGTTACGATATCTTCGGTTACTCTGAAACCAACAACCTTAGTTGGGAATCTAGTATACTTAGAAAGAATCAGTGATTGGGGTTTTGCAAATACAAAATGTCCACGAGTAAAGAAATCACCAGCTGCGTTTGAAATCTTGCAACCTTGACCAGTAGCAGGGTTAACAACAGTATTAGTTGATTGAACCGTAAGTGTATCACTACCGTTTGAAATATCTTCACCTGCACTCATACGAATTGGATTATCACCAGCTGTTGCACCTGAAGTATTGGTATACTGAACGTATAGTGTTGCAGGGTCAGAACCTACTGCTTCTACTACTTGTAAAACTCTTGCTTTTACAGTAGAAGTCTGACCAGTAAATTCTGTTCCTACCAAAGTAGTTGGGTCGGCAGGTAATACATTAGTAGTTGTGTTTAACTTAATAAACTCATAATCACTAGTGATAGAAGGGCCGCCTGGGTTTACTGACGCACCATCTTTAAAGATATTACGACCAAATCTTCCAATCTCTTCTTGAATGATTGTCTGCAACTGCGTAAGTTCACGTGCTTGCAACGCACGTCCACTGTTAAACAGAATGCGATGATAGTTATCACTATCCTTAAAATCATCCTTGTAAGAGGAGTTGAATACGTTAGATGTAAATGTCTTTGGCATTTTCTATACCTTAAATTTGAATTACTATTTTAATATCTTCTGTCTGGTCAGTCGCACGAGTAATAGCCGCACGACTATCTATATACAAGAGTTGACCAGAGAATGCATCTATCTCAGGATTTATGTATGGAGCAAACGAAGCGTTTAGAACACCTGCACCATTACCGTCTGTTTCTGTAATGTTTTCACCAGAATCAAAGTTTCCAAATCCAGTCACCTCAGTTTGGTGATACCAGATATTAGATGAATCAACCTTATCAATCAATGCTTGAACACCAGAGGTTGAACCTTCAATAGTGTTATCCGCAGTGAATCCAGATGTCACACTTGACAATTTTAATTGTTTGAGTATAATACCTGTTGATGCAGTAAAGTCTACTGAACCAGAACTATCTTTTAAGTCTTTCATAAGACCTACTTGACGGAAATCATTACCAACAATAAAGTCAGTATTTTCTGTTCCTGTTGGTTTTACGTTGAACATAATCGAAGTAGAACGAAGGTCGTCTCTTGGGTCTCCACCTAATCCTAAAGGAGTAGATAGAATTGCTCTTACTGAAGCAGGTTTAGTTGGTGAACCACCACCTGTTACAGCAACGTCAGCATAGTTGTATCCAGAACCAAGTGTGTAATTACCAGAACTGTCAATCAATTCTACTTTTACTACTTGACCACCAGAAATTGTTGCACCTGCTTTTGCTTTTGTTCCATTACCAGTTACAGTAACAGTAGGTGTAGAGGTATAACCTGAACCACCTGAGTCAACTGCATAACCGACAATCTGTCCAACAATAGCAGCATTCTGAACTGCAAGTTGTTCTACGTCAGCAGCAGGAGAATCTGAGTCAGTTGCACCTTGCAACTTAATAGGAAGATAGTTTGCAGAAATATATTTGGTTGCGTCTAAAGCACTGATAGAATATAAGAATTTCCAAATATAACCGTCAGCAGTATCAAACGGAGTACCTGTAGTATTACCACTTGGTTGTACTGTAGAAACTTGTGCTTGACCAGACGCATTCTTTGATTGTTGGATACACATATAAACTTGGTTGTTGTCATTCATAACATAGTATGATTGTGCAGGATAACCTACTTGTGCATCGTCATATGCAGAATAAATTGCACCAGAAGACCAGTTATAACGAGGAACAACAAAAGATAAGTCAATAATATTCTTTGCAGATTGTGCTCCAAGACGGAAGTTTCTTTCTTCTCTTGCAGTATTTACTACTGTTGGGGCAATATCAGAATCATTCCAATCTTCGGAACGTCCGATTACCGCAAAGTAATTCTCAGCTGAATCAGCAAAATCTGATTGAATACTACTAATAACTTGTTTTTTTAATGGGTTGGTTACTGTTGCCATCTCAATTATCCTGTTGTTGTGCCGTTATTTGACACGAAAAACCATTTACTCTTTGTGTCATTCCATACTAATTGACATCCATCACCTTCGTCAAAACTTACGAATCCTGCACCAGAGTCTACGTTAAATATGTTTGATGTTCCACCTTGAGGAGTAAGTCTTACTTCACCTGCTCCTACGTTTACAAAGTGTTTTGTTTCACCCTGAATAGTTCCGTCATCAATAGTTGGTGATATTAAACTACCAGAGTTAAATACTGTTAATGGTTCTGTTAAGTCTACCGCAGAAGATGTTGCAACGTCTGTTCCTTTTTCAAGAACAAGTTTGTTTACAATCTCAACACCACCTGTACCTTTTGCACCTAGTTTAAGACTAATGTTAGTATCAGCACCGTCAACGTCTATGGTAGGGCCGTTACCAGTTGCAGAGTTAGTAATAGTTGCAAAGTTGACTGCACTAGAGACATTCTTTAATTGAAGATATTCGTCTCCTGAGCTATCAAAGATTTTAGAACTACCACTAAAACCACCAAAGGTAGGATTAGTTACGGTTAGACCATTAATTGTTTTGTTATTAAGTGTTTGTGTATGATTCGCAAATACAAATGTATCATTACTTGATAGTAGAGGAAGTGTGATATTACGATTTGCACTTAGATTACTAACCACCACATTATAACTATGACTTGAATCTGTATCTTTAATAGACGGAGTTGTTAGACTAGGACTTAGAATAGTTTTGTTTGTAAGTGTCTGTTGACACGAATCAAGAATAAGTGTTCCACCATCATTAGGAACATATACAATACGGTCAGCAGTAGGTTCTACTGCACAAAGAGTTGTTTCAAAATCATCTTCTGCTTGACCTTCAAAGACCACACCATCTTGAGTCAGAGTAACACTTGTAGTTGCAGAGTCACCACCAATAGACAAATAGAGTTCTTGAAAGTTCTCATTTATCTTTTGGGCAGCAGTACGTAGGGTATCCCCTGTACCATCGTTTGCGGTAGTACCTCTGTTTAATGTTTGTCTTGCCATAGTTTAAATCCGTCTGTTTTATCTATTTATAATAGTTTTTACTAAAGTGTAAAACTTTTTATATACTGGTCTGAGTCAGCACTATACCAGATATGTTTATCTTGGTCAATGGTTTCAAATCTAAAGTCATTAGATAAGTCCATACCGTTTGTTTCAAATTCGTCCGAATCATCAAAGGTTGGTGAAGTAGCAACTTGTGCTTCACGTAATGATGAATACTGATTCTCAATTGTTTGTATATCACCAACAGATAATCCTCTGATATCTGCAAGTTCTGGGTTAATTCTACTTAATACACCGTCTGAATCACTATATAGGTCATCCACAAGAGCAGTAACGTCTAGTGTTGCTAGACTACCAAAACTTGCGTTGTTCTCTACCACAAAAGGTGGTGGGTCAGCAGGAATAACTGTAGGTGCAGTTAGGGTATCAGTAACGTCTGATACAATCTGCACTTCACTACCAATAAACATACCAGCAGGGTGAGTGAATAGTTTATAAGGTTCTTTCCACTCATTAAATGCAAGTTCTGACTTGACAAGGATAGCAAATGTCTGGTATAATCTATTATCAGTAATAAACTTTTGTGAGTTAAATCCAATCTGAGAATCTGCCTCTCCAACTTTAAATACATTTTCTTTGGTATAGATTACGTCTGGGTCTATACCAAAAAAAGTTCTGAAGAACTGTTGAATAGAATACTTTGTTCCCTTAGAACGATATAAAGTATTTGAATATTTTGCGGCTGCTCTTTTATCAGCAAACCCTTCAAAATAAGATTGACCTAATAGAAGTTCGTCTTCAATATATGATAATAGGTCAATATCAGTTTGAGTGATATCACGATTATAGAACAAGTCATTAACTAGACGAGAGGGAGAATCCTCATCGTCTTCAAAGTGATAATATTCATCTAACAGAGTTATAAGTTTAGGATACTCGGTCTTAAAGAATTCTGGTAGAACTTCTTCAATATAATACTTAGGAAAGGCAACGTCTCTCCTATTTAAATCCGTTAATGTATCATCACTTTTGTGTGCCATTAGTTAGTGACTCCAGTATCAACTTCAACGATACGACTAAATGAATTTGATTTATCGTGTTCTAATACATCATTCCTAAATGGAGTGACTGCACTCTCGTTAGCAGGTTTAGCACTTACCTTAATAAATGTCTCTGCACCAACAAAGTTATCTATTTGTAATCCAACAATACTAACAGTATCCCCTGTATAACTACCTACATTATCAACAATAACTTCACGGTCATCTTGGTTGAATACTTCTAGTTTGTTGGTCTTGAGTTTGTTTCTAAGAATACAAGTTTTGTTCTTATAGGTAAACGCAGAAGAAGTAATGACATAGTTTACATCATCTGTATCTGCGATTGCAGTTGCATATCTCAATGTATGGTCTTGAATTGCAGTAAGTGTTGGAGTAAACCTTCTTTGAATCTTGATATTAGAACGAGAAGATAGAATCGCAGGACTTACATTGTCAACTAGAGTTAACAGATTAGAACGTCTGAATGATTGATTAAACTTACCTGTATTATTATTAAAATAAGTATCAATAGTATTGGTCACATTGTCTTGAATTGTATTTCTAGACAAAGTAGTCAGATTAGGATTAAATTGGAAAAATGTTTGTGTTTCTACAAAAGTTTTAATTGGGTCTTCAAACTCAACATTAAAAGAAGCAACAGATAATTGTTTTGCAAGGTCAACAATAGAATTCTTTGTTGTTGCTACGGTTGTTGCGTCTACATCTGAATTGAATAGAATAGACAGATACACTGTTCCAAACTTAGGATTCAATGCTTCCTCTCCACCAAAAGACTGAATATCTTTAATAAGTGTAGAGAAGTTTCTTAATACTAGAGTAGAATAGTCCACCGCAGTTACCATTCTGTTTTGTGAGGCATATTGGAATGGTGCAACTTTACGAACTGATTCGATAGATTCTTTTTCACCACCACCCACAGAATTAGATACTGTAGTCACTGATACAGAATATCCAGAACCAGCGACTTGAATCTGGTTTTGTGGTTCAAATGTTTTTGCGGTATCAGAAGCAGAACCAGAAGCAGCAAGATAAGTCACGGTGACTTTACTACCTGCCGCAGGTGCTTTACCTAAAGTTGTTCCGTTACCAAATGATAATTCAAAGAAACCGTTTGGTGATTCTTTTAGAATATATAATGTTGATGCAGAACTAATTGTTGTTGCTTTTAAAATACTTGTGTATGTTGCAAAGATTGAAGACGATGCACTTTCATATACACGAACAACTGCGGTGTCAATATCAATTGAAGTATCAGGAATAATATAAACTGCGTTATCTTCCTTTCTATTTACAAGGAATGTTTTTACTCTTTCTACACCTTCATATACTTTTATATTATCAGAACCAGAAGCGTCCTTAAATATATACAGACCTTCACCATTATCACTTGCACTTAGATTCTCTTGTGTTTGGAAAACATATTCAGTAGAATCAACCGTTGAATTAAATTTAAATCCACTACTTAATTGTAAGTTCGCAGGTCTACCAGATACACCAGATAAATTAACAGACATTTTAATAATTGCCTGAGAAGATGTTTTGGAATCTGGAATATATCCGATACCTTCGGCAAGAGAGATAATAGAACTACGTAATTGTGCAGTTCCAAGAAATGATTCATTCAGAGCAAAGTTTGCGGTAAGTCCATTGTAATGGGTATTATATGCAAGAACATCTAGAATATTAGATAGACCAGACGCTTCAAAATTATAATCTGCAAACTCTTTTTTCTCTGCAAGAAAAGTTTTTAAATTGTTTTTGATTGCATCAAAATCTAATGAGGTTGATTTAATTGTTGTTGCCATTTTATCTTAACCTTGCTAATGTAGTTGAGAATTCTACTTCTTCTTCTGTATTTACTACTTTAAATTTAATAGTTACTTCTAAACTATGAGAATCTGGTTGTATGATTACTCCAACATTCAAGACCTTTGCTCTAGGTTCATACACTTGAATATTGTTTATAATATTTCTTTTTAAGACAGAAGATTTACCACGGTCTGCCAATTCAAATAATTGTGACCTAATATTGCCACCAAAATTAGGACGAAAAGGTTTCTCTAGTAAATTTGTCATAACCAGAGTCTTAACCGCTTGTTTGACCGCAGCTGCGTCAGTCTTCTTGTAGAGTTCTCCACTAGAAGGTTTAACCTTAAACGCTAGGTCTATATCGGTATACTGTCTCTCTCTTGTGGTCGCTATGGACGCAGTTTGGAGATTAGTATCTTCTTGTGCAAATGCTCTTCTTAATGCCATAACTCTATTTATAACCTTTTTTAGTCGCTTTCTTTAATTTCTACCAATTCCTTTGCACTCATTAAGGAATTATTAAACCAAGTCTCTACATTTTTACTAAAGTTCATATCAAAGGTTGCAGGTGCGTTCTTAAACTCTAATCCTATTTGTCCAGTAACACTCTTGTCTACATTAAAAGTATCATAATCCAGATACAAAGTTTCAAAGTTAATATAGTCTTTCCAGTATTCTGCGACATCAAACGTTCTTTCTAAATCAATCTTACCTTCTCTATCTACAACTTGATAGAATACTAAACGACCATCACTCTTTGCTTCCATAAGGTTATTACCTTTGTCAACGTCTTTTAGGTCATAGATACCTTCAGATACAATCAATCGGATATCATTAAAGTTTTCGGTATTACCATTAATGATTCGCATTGCTTCTGCTTGAAGATATAGATTACGAGCAATCTGTTTTCTTTTATCATTACTGGTTACGTGATTGAATGATGTTCTATCACCATATGCACCCAGAAACTTTGCAATAGTTACGCCTGGGGCAAGTTTGGTTGCAGAGTTAATCTCACTCTGGAATTCTGGATTATATACTGGGTCAACTAATATTATCACGGTGTAAACCTCTTACCTCTATTCTCAATCGCATTACCAATCGGTTCAAATCCAAATCTAGATGACGGAGATTTCTTTGCAGTCCTACCGATTGCAGGAGGTGTTTTTGTTTTATAATCTGGATTTAGTCTTTCTTCAGAAACAAGAATACTACCAACTGCATCACGAGAACTTGAATTACGGAATGCAGAACGAATCTCTTGGGTTGTTGGAATCTTATCAAATACGTCTTTATAATCATCGGTCAATATGATTCTACTCTTTAGAGTATCCCCTGCATCAACCACAACATTCTTAATTGCATATGAACCAGCTGTTGTATGCGAAACTACAATGAGTGGTGTGATTGGGTCTTCACCAGTAATTGTTGCTTGTTCTTTGGTCGCTGCCGTATGTGTATCACCTACTGTACTTCCAGAAGTAAGTGCTTCTCCATATGACTGAGAATGTGTGAGGTCAGATACTTCGGCAAACCCTGCTACGTTTGCATTATAGGAACGAAGTGCTTCGTCCGCAATACCTTTAAATGTTCCGTGGAAGATTGCACCAGAAGATTCTGCGACTGCACCTAATCCACCTTGGAATACATTACCAGTAAAGTCAACCTTCTTACCACCGATTGCACCTTTCTGTCCTAATACTGATACATACTTTGCACCAGAGATATTGGTATTCTTTGAAGATACTGCAAAGGATTCCTTTCCAGACATAAAGATATTACCTTCAGACGCAAGTTCAACATTACCTTCAATATAATTAGTTTGATTCTTTTTAACAAATAGGTTATAATCTTTTAGACCAATCTCACTATAAGTTCCGACAGTCTTAGTTGTTCTACTTCCCTTGGTTGTATATAATGAACTACCTGTAACAGTAGTCTTATGATTGTGTTCAATCGCTTCTACTTTATTACCTGCAACGTTAAGATTCATATTACCACCAACGTCAACATTGTAATCACCTGTTACTTTAAGATTAAGATTACCATTATAAACTAGATTACCGTGACCTTCAACAATAACTGTTTGGTCTCCTCCAGTTACTTCTACTTTATTATTGACCGCAGAAATAACAACAGAACCGTCTGCTCGCATTTCCACACCTGCACCTTTTCGGTGTTTGATAAGAACACGTTCACCGCCTGGCGTATCGTCATATTCTACAACGTGACCAGATATAGTTTCTTGTACTTGATTGAATGGATATTCAGAAGGTCTTTGTTGTTCAATATTAAGAGATACACCAAAGTCACCACCCCCAACATAGAGGTCATTAGTCTTTAGTCCACGAGCAGATTTATTGATTGAAGAACCAAAGTTATATTCTCTCTTTGGGTATTCTCCTGTAGGGTCTTGCATTCCATCATAAGTTACGCCCAGAGTTTCTTCATTACCCTCACCGAGTTTGGCAACTCTTAAATCAAAATTGTCTTTTTTAGTTGTCAAGGTTTATCTCCGCTGGACTCAAAGGACTTGTGTTTGCAGGGTCAGTCGTAATATTACTTTTTCTGAATACTGATTCCACATAGTCTACTACATCAAAATATGGGTCAAGTTCAACTTCGTCAATATCGTTATGACCAAACACTTGACCGCCTGGGTATTTACGATAGAACGACCTGAGAAACTTTTCTAGGGTTGTAAACTGTTCACGTGTAAATGATTGTGCGGAACGATAATCTGTAGGATTATCATCACCAGACGCAACATTTATTCCACCGACCATTACAAGACCAATAGAATATACATCGTGACCATTAACCACAGCGTGTTCTCCATTACGGTTAACAGGTCTACCACGTTGAAGTCTACCATCACGTCTAATAACATAATGATATCCAATACCATCGTGTCCTAATTCATTATGAATGTTATTTATCTCTATCGCACCAATGTTTTTATTAGTATATGTTTCTGTTGCGTGAACAATAACTTCGGTAATATCTCTTTTAATACTTGCAAATTCAGCGTCAAGTTCTTCTACAGACGCAACATAAGTAAACACATCGTCTTCACTATTACGTCCTTTCCATCTCTGGTTATTCGCATCAACAGGAATACCTTCGTCAAATAACTCTGCGTCTATCACAACACTTCCACCAATAGTAGTATCAAGTTGACTAAGACCATTATCAATAATTATAATCTCATTAGTACACGTTTCTATTTCTGTTTTAGAGATACCTAATTTGGTTGCTTCGTTTACACAAGCGTCATTTAATTTTGTTGGAGTTGTTGGTTTCTTTTCTTTTTGCACTTTTTCGACAACAGCTTTCATTCTATCCGATACGTTTTCTGATTTAGTTACCAGAGTCTTTACTGCTTTTGTTTTTTCAACAGGGTCGTCTGTAGCAAATTGAGCAAGGATTGCTTGTCTTTCTCGTTCGGTTGCAGAAACACCGCCAGGCACAAGAGTCTGAATAAATGCACTTGCACTACCTGTTAACTTTTCTGCAATGTTTTGTAATACTCCACCAAGTCCTGTTTCTGTTCTGGTATTAAAGTCTGATACAAAATTGTTTACGTTTGTTTCTAATTTGTTGACAGCAGAGGTGACATCATTGAATACTGTTTTTGCTACGTCACCAACACTACCAAACTTAGATAATGAATTCTTTGGGTCATCTAGTTTTGCGGTCAGTCCACCAATTCCTGTTGCATCGGACACTGCGTCTTTTACGTCTTCTAGTTTTCCACTAAGACTTGATACAGGAGTAATGTCTTTTACAATATCATCAATCTTAGGAATTTGAAGATTCGGTAAAGCGGCAGTAATTGACGATAGTTCTCCTGCATCAGCAATAGTTGCCGTAAAGGTAGATATGTCAGACATAGCAGCACCAGAAATAGATTCTACTTTTTCTACTGCGGATTGAATATCTTCTGGTGTCCCTCCACCAACTGCTGCCATTGTTGCACTAGGTTTATCTCCACCTGCTTGAGTCATTGCAGGTAATCCTGCAAGAGAAGCTAATGCAGACGAAGGATTTGCTTTTCCACCTACGCCAGGCAATTTATCTGTAAGTTGACCAAGACCGTCTTTTAAAACTTCGTTAGGTGAAATACCTGATTCACCCAAACTCTTAACACCACCCAAGACTTCACCATCAATCGCACCAATCTTACTAGTAGTCTTTACAAAGGTTTCTTCTACAGATTTTACTTCTGATTCAATCAGTGTAGTTTGAGATTTTAACTTTCTTGATTCTGCTTTCAGTACAGTATTTAAATCTTCTTTCTTCAGTGCCATTATACTATCCTGTCCGTCATTCTTCTAGACTGAAGTTCTACTTGTTTAATGAACTTACTATCTGATTTATCAAGATAATATTTACAAATAATTTCACATATACCGTTTTTACCTTCTAATTTATCTGATTGTAACAATCTAATATTAGCACCAGTCTTTGTTCCGTTTAATTCATAAGCAATAAATGCTAACTGAGTCATATATTGTTGATAGTTATTAGAGAAGTTTTGTAGGTCAGTATATCTTTCTCTAGAAAAATCTGCAAGACCTCTTGATTGTCTATTGACTCCAGTTCTTTGACCAGAGGATAATGTAAATGCAGAAGAAAGACCAATAGATTGTTTGACTGTATATCCAAGATTTAAAAAGAATTTGACCGCAGTCTTTTCTCTTGATAACTTGACCAGATTATTAATATTCCCAGAGTTTTCATTTTGAATATCTGCGTCTTTAGGTTTTACTGCATTTATTACTTTCTCCCACAAGTTTTCTGGTTTGTTATCTTCTCCTATATCTTCTTCTGTTTGACCTAACTGCACACTAGTAGGTAATTCTACGTGAGGAAGTGTACCAAAAACAACAGGAGTTTGAGAGTTCATACCGTCCATAAACATACCGAAGACCAATGCGTTAGGTTGAATCTGAGGCATTCTACCAATACCAGATACTCCACCTTCGGTTGTAGGAAGCATACATTGTGCCCAAGGTAAGTCTGCTTGAGGAATCAATCTGGTAGAATCTGTATGTAATCCGTGAACTCTAATCTTAACTCTACCTTCATATCCATAGGGTGGAGACGCATCCACAACAGTTGCAATAAACCATCGTGTGTTATCACCATAATATTCTGATAGAATAGGTTTCATTACGGAAGTCTCTCTAGTTTACAAACATTCATTGAAACCGTATGTTGAGTTCCTGCAAATGTGTGACGAGTTTTGTGAATAATAAAATCACCAGATTTACCTTTATCTATTAGGTCATCTTCATTTCCAAATAAAGAAGTTTCTGTATTATCATTAACAACTTTAAGATTTACGATATCACCAACACTTGCTTTAGAAATAATAAAACCTGCACCTTCAACAACAACATTCATCATATTCTTATAGAGGTGATTCTTGATTGCACGACTCTCTACTTTCTTTTTAAATTTAGTCGCATCGTATTCATCGTGATAACTTTTGTATCTACCATATGTCCCACTTGAGGTCACGGTATGATACATTTTTGGTTGATATAAATCAACAAACCTATCACCTATTCTAAAAGATGGGTCAAAGACATTTTGATTCTCACCAATAATTTGTTGCTCTCTTAAATTAGAAAGTTGGTTTCTTATCGTATGATGTTGTGAAAATATTTGACCTGTATTAAGATTTGTGTTAGAATAACCAGCAGAGACAGCACCCTCTTGAACAAGTTTCAATGTGTTTGCCATTTTAGATGTTCTTATATTTTTAATAGTGAAGGTTCTCTCTAACTCAGATTGTGTCTCTGAATTAGCAACGTTTGCTGGGTTATAGGTGTATGGTAATCGTGAGTTAAACGCTTGTTGTGATAACATAGAATCAAGATTACCTAAACGAAGATTATCATCGTGCATTGATGCATATGCAAAGAACGGAGAACCTGTTACTGTTGTTGCACGACTAATTAACCAATTGATTGATTCTATTGGATTTAGATTAGGAATAATTCCTTTCATATTAGTTTGTATTGGTTCTGATTTTTTACCATTACCCAGAAACAAATATGAAAGGTCTATATCTAGATTCATCTCTGTCGCAAGAAGTTTGACCAAGATATTATCAATAGTGCCACTAAATGATTTACTAATTTTCTTTAGACTAGATAAAAATGCGTGTTCGTCTAGCAATGTAAAAACATACATACTAGACTTTCCGTTATCATTAGACTTGACAGAACGTTCTACTCCTGTCATAATAAAGGTACGTTCAAATACTGTATCTAAATCATTTTCAACCGAAGATAGTTGAACTTTAAATCTTTCTGTACCTTGAAAGTTTATCTTATCAAAGAGTCCTTTGTCATCAAGAATAACAACCGTACCAGTTAAATAAGGTTTATCTAGACTTTCAAAGATATTAAGTTCTGCAACAGAAGTTCTTACATCAAAGAAGTTCGCATTAAAACCACCAATACGGTCTGCGGTAATAGCTGCTTCAGTAATCTTATACTGTTGTGATTGAGTGGTTTTTGCCATTAACTAACTCGTTGTTTCTTAAAGTTATTGAATTCACTTACAACTCTAGTAACTACGTCTGGTTTCAATACGTTTATTTCTTTTAGTTCATCGTTGCGTCTTTCAAGTCTATCTCTATAAGTGACCGCAGTCCAAGTAGGAGAAGGATTTGCAAAGTCAAATAAAGTAAGGTCTTGATATACACCGTTTGCATCTTCATAGTGGTGAACAGAATTATATTGTTCAGATTCTTTTACTAAATTTGCGGTAAAGGTTTCACCGTCTTGAACACTAATATATGTTATCTGTTCGGTAGAACCAAAATTAGTTGTGTTGGGTTCTTCTCCTGTATCAATAACGAGTTGACCCATATCCAGATTTCTTTTAACAATTGTTCCAACCGTGCCACTTGTTACTCCTGTAACGATTTGACCTACAGGAAAAGAATTTGATATGTCAGTATTTGTTGTTACCGTTCTATACGGATACTTAGATTGTGCTTGTTCTAGAATACTATAGGTAGGAACAGGCCAACCAGATAAACGAATATGGTCATTCAATAAAAAGAATGTCCAATAATAATCTGTTGTTCCATACAACTTATATGATAATGTATCAGGTCTGTCTCCACTAACAATAGTATACTTGTTATAAAAAGAAATGTTATCTTTTAATCCGTCAATAACATCAATATACTGGGTTAGGTTGTTAAATAAAACCGAAGATTCGTTGTCACCAAATCGGTAATTAACAACTCCTATATCTTTAAAATATTTTGTACTCATTAGAATCCATCCTCTTCAACGTCTTTTCTGTTGAGTGTTCTTGTTTCTTGGAATGCAAGAGACATTTCAATCTCAGTAAAATTACCGTCTGAGTGCATTGCCATTGCAGTACTGTTATAGTTAGTGCTAACATCTCTTAAGAAACAGGGTTTTATTCTAGTTGCAATCTCTTCTCCATCATACTCAAGACTAATTTGAAATTTGTTAGGAAATTTATATCCGATAGAGATTGAATTCCCACCACTAAGAGGAAGATTAATGTTTTCTGGATATAATTCTGTACGGAAGAATTTAATAATCTGTTTAATTTCTTCTGCTTCTTTTGGAGACGTTGCAACAAATTTAAATATAAATGAGAATTCTCTCAACCCAACGGACTTGAATAATACACGAGTGTTAGGGTTTGTGGTAACACCTGCCGCTGATTTAAATGCACCTTGTACTTCGTCTGGTAATGCAGAAGCAAGTTTTACTACACCAAGTTTTGCTACGTCCGCTCCAGACGAACCACCTGTAAGACCAGCAGTAAGAGTTTTCATTCCACCTTCAATTAAACCTTTAATAGCACCTGTACCAGATGTTACTCCCTTTTCTGCACCTGCACCTATACCACCTAAGTCAAAATTCTCATATTGAACATTATCACGATACTGTAAACCTATAGGAAGATATAAAGATACTTGTCTATCTAAATCAATCAGAGGTCTTTCATTTATAATAGGGACATTTAGTTCACCGTCAAATGAACTAAACGATTGTGATTCTTCTTCTGGACTTTGTTCTGGGTCTGAAGCAACCTTATTTATTATTCTTTTTATGTTTCCAGTGATAGCCCCTGCTAAATTACCAAGGTCTGTTTCTGGTTCTTGCATTACATTGAATACAATTCTACCTTTGTATTCGTCAGGATTGTTCAGTGGATATTCTAGAAATACTCTTTTCTTAGCTTCTTCAATGCCAGGCTTCTCTCCTGTCGCTGCTTCAACTATCTGAGCAGGAGTAAGAACGTCTCCAACTTGTGCGTCTTGTATGTTTGTTACTTCTCGTGCCATTATATTAGTCCGATAAATAGATTAAAATTCATCTTTATTTATAAGGTTTTTATGGCATATTCAGGAAGATACAGAGTAAAAAATCCAAAGAAGTATGATGGTGACCATACTAATGTAATCTATCGTTCTCTATGGGAAAAGTATGCCTTTAAATGGTGTGATGATAATCCCAATGTAAAATCGTGGTCTTCCGAAGAGATTGTTATACCTTATCTATACGAAGTAGACAAACGTTACCATAGGTATTTTATGGATTTAAAAATGGTTATGGAAAACGGTAAGACGTGGTTGATTGAGATAAAACCAGATAAAGAGACCAGAATACCTACAAGTGGTCGTAGAACTAAACGATTTATATCAGAAAGTATGACCTATGTCAAGAACGTAAACAAATGGGAAGCGGCAAGTGAATATGCAAAAGACCGTGGGTGGCACTTTGCTATCTGGACTGAAAAGAATGAACCATTAAAAAGTCTTATTCCCAAATCAACAAAACCTCTAAAACCTTTCCAAAGACGCAAGAAATAGTTATAAATAGATGTATGATTGAGGTTACCGATAACGCAATACAGAAACTAATAGAAAAAGAAGTTCAGTATATAAGACTCGGAGTTACTGGTGGAGGTTGTGCAGGGTATGAATATTTCATAGAACACGCAGAACCTATATCGGATAGCGATATACTTGTTGATTATGGAAAGTTTAATGTAGTTGTAGACGAAATGTCAAAACCATATTTAAGTGGTTCTACTCTTGATTGGGTAAAAGAAGGATTAAATGAAATGTTTAGAATTATTAATCCCAAAGAAGAATCTGTTTGTGGGTGTGGCATAAGTGTTCAGTTTAAGGTATAAATAAACCTATGAGTAATATTTTTAACAGACTAGAACTACAGGCATTCCGTGCAGGTATTACACCTAGAACAAAGGAAAGTCGTGAATGGTTTCGTAAGAAAGCAAGTACTCTTAAAGTTAATCGTAGAGAATTAATGAAGGAAGAACCTCTAAAGACTAATGCGGACAGAGGTGGTGTTGGGTCAATGCAAATGTTTTTCTATGACCCCAAGACTAAGGAAACACTTCCATATTATGATACGTTTCCTTTAGTTGTTGTGGTCGGGCCAGCAGAAGGTGGATTTTATGGATTGAATCTACATTATCTTCCACCCCTTCTACGTGCAAAAATGTTAGACGCACTAATGGAAGTTTCTTCTAGTAAGAAAAGTGATGACGCAAAGTTTGTTATTACATATAAAAGGTTAAAGAGTATTGCCAAAATGCGATACTACCAACCTTGTTTTAAACACTACTTGAATAAACACGTTAAAAGTAAATTTGCAGAAGTACCTGCTCCAGAATGGGAGATTGCAACGTTTTTACCAACAGCACAATTCCAGAAGGCAAGTAAGCAAAAAGTATATGGCGATTCAAGAAAAATGATAGGTAAAGGTTAATGGCATTTCGTATTGACGATTTTAAATCACAAGTAGGTAAAGGTGGTGGTTTTGCTATGGGAAATCTTTTTAAGATTTTCCTACCTCCACTCAAAGGTGACGCAAGAGAAATGAATCTATTGTGTAAAGCTGCTTCATTGCCAGGCAGACAAATTACCTCAATTGAAAAACCTATGGGTCTTCAGAACACTAAGATTGCATATGGGTATGCAGTAGATGATGTGACATTAACTTTTCATTGTCTCAATGATATGAAAATAAGAGAATACTTTGAGACGTGGCAAAACCTTGCAGTCAATCAAGAAACATTAGAAGTTGGATATTACAATGAGTATACTCACCCTGTTATTATTCAACATATTAAGAAGGGTACTTCTTTTCCTATAAAGAAAAAGAAACTATTTGACTCTGGTAAACTACCTTCGTCTATTGCGAATAGATTACCAAGACTAGGGCCGCTCGACCTTGCACAAGGTGAGTTTGACTTAAATGCAGTGTTCGGTGATGATATCACTTATACTTTGCTCCTAGATAAAGCATACCCAACTACAATGAATGCAATTGAGTTGAGTGATGACGGACAATTACTTGAAGTTACAGTGCAACTATCATACAAGAATTGGAAGTCTAAAAAAGGTGACAGTGTAGGCAATGACTTTGTTCAAGGTCTCGCTGGTGAACTAATTAGAAAATTTTTATAATATTTGGAGAATATAATGGCACTACCTAAGTTAAATGACAATCTAAAATATGAGATGATAATTCCGTCTACTGATAAGCTTGTCACATATAGACCTTATTTGGTCAAAGAGGAAAAACTGCTTCTAACAGCGTTTGAATCAAAAGACCAGAAACAGGCAATGAGAGCAATGGTTGATACTGTTGTTGCTTGTGTTAATGATGATATTAAAACAAGCGAACTATCAACGTTTGATGTTGAATATATGTTTACTCAGATTCGTAGTAAATCAGTTGGTGAATCATCAACATTAAGATTTAAATGTGAAGCTGAGAAATGTGAAAAAACAACTGACGTTGATATTGATTTAACATCTGTTGAAATAACAAAACCAGAAAATTCAGGTAATGTTGTTGAACTTACAGATGATATCTCAATAGAATTAAGATACCCAACTTATGAT